CCTAGCAACAGAAAAGTCACACTACACACAAACACAGATTGGAATGAAAATGCGAGACTATATTTACGAAACTTGGAACAGCGTTATGAACGCTGAAATAAATCCCCTTAAAAATATCCCAAATCTACAGGTACGACATCTGATCATGCAAATTCTTGCATGGATGTGGGTGTCTGTCTGCTCAATGTATTTGGGTAGTATATTATTTTGGGGAATTAATGCAATCGCGCACACTCTTTTACTTGCGGCGATTGTTATTACGGTCGGTACATTCGATACCGCAAAAAGAAATCCTAAAATCTTTAATAAGATCGATGGATACAATGGCCGGCGCAATACTGGCGAACACGACTAAACACACATACACAGGAGAAATAAAATGACAAATAAAAACCCATTTGAGATAAGAGCAGATATGCTCGGTCTCGCAAAAGATTATATGGACCAACAATATCATATGAATATTCAGTTAATGAATGACCTTTTTGAACAAGGTAAAAAAAATATGGACGATGTTGAAAAGGCATATGAAATGTATAGTATGTCTGACTTGATGGAAAAGGCAAAAGAAATGTATTCTTTTGTTTCTAAAAAAGATTAAATAACACAAAACAGGGATGTTGGGAATCTCATAAAAATATATATTAGTATGATTATGAATTTCTAAGATTGAAAAATCACAAACGGAAAAGTATAATTGAATATTATTTTTATGCCCCAACATCTTTATATAACATGAGGTAAAATAATGCCACTGTATACATTCAGATGTACAAAATGTAACCATGAATTTGAACATTCATGTAAAATTTCTGAACGCGAAGATTTCGAAAGAAATGGCTCGCGAGCAGAATGTAACTCTTCAGAAAATTGCAACCTAAAACAAATTTTCACCAAGTTGAATCTTGGCGATCCTGTTCGTTTGGGTGTAACAAAAGTTCCATTGGAATTTAAAGAAAGAGTATTAGATAAAATTGATCATGCACACCCTACCGCAAAAGGTGACCGAAAATTGACAACAGAGATTGGTTCGTACTGAGGCATAGACTGAAAACACTTTTCCCCTAACAACTGAGGAGACAATAGTGAGTAGAAAGTCTAAAAGATTAAAAAGAAGCAACAGAAAATTTATTGGAATAGATAATAGAAGTACATACATAAAAGAAATATTGCCTATTACTGCATCCCAAGAAGATGTTTTCGATTCATTTAGAGACGGAAACCATTTGTTTTTACATGGGGTAGCAGGCACAGGCAAAACATTCATTTCTCTATATCTGGCTCTTAAAGAATTGACTATGCCAAAATCTATGTATAGAGAAATTCAGATAATCAGAAGTGTAGTTCCGACAAGGGATATGGGGTTTTTGCCTGGCTCCGAAAAACAAAAAATAGAGGCATATGAAACACCATATAAATCTATTACAAATGAATTGATGGAATGTGGAACAGCATACGACAATTTAAGAAAAAACAATCTTATAAATTTTAGCTCGACGTCATTCATAAGAGGTAGAACTTTTTATGACAGCATCCTAGTTGTTGATGAGTGTCAGAATATGAATTTTCACGAATTAGATTCTGTCATAACTCGATGTGGTGATAATTGTTTGTTGATTTTTTGTGGTGATTTTAGACAGTCTGACTTTAAAATTAAAGACGAAAAAAATGGTATTTTGGAGTTTATGAAAATTATCAAAAACATGCAAGATTTTTCGTTTATAGAATTTGGCAAGGAAGATATTGTTCGTAGTGCCTTAGTTAAGGATTATATAATCAATAAACTAGAACTGGGAATTGCATAAATAATAAGTAATTTTGCAAAGCTTATTGACAACCTACCTCATGTGTGTTATACTAATTCAAACAGAAGGTATAACACACATGGCCAATCCGTATGACGATAAAGATTATTCGGCACTTTATGAAAATAGATATAATGAATCATTATGGTCAGGAGATACTATTTTCGAATTAAGAACCATAGAGAAAAATAATGGAAAGCTTTGGTGCGATGTTGCATGTGGAACTGGTTATCATCTTTCTCACGCCATTGGGAATTTTGAACGTACTGGTATTGATTTGTCTGAAACAATGACTTCGCGTTGCAAAGATAGCAGAGTGTCTATGATAAATGGGGATGTGCTGACTTGGGATACTACTGATAGATTTGATTTGGTTACAAATTTCTGGTTAGGATATTCACATCAAAAATCATTATACAGAGTTTTGAAGTTTTTTGACAAAATGATAGATATCACTAAAACCGGCGGTAATATAATTCTGGCTATATTTAATGGTGATGGAAAGATTTTCAATTTACCATATCGACACACGGCTGGTGCTGGCGGAGATTTTAAATTTGAATCTGTACAATGGTCATATACGGAACATGATCGACCAGAACTTAGTTATACTTGTATCTGTCCACATCCAGAATTGGTACTGGAAAAATTTATTCCCCATTTTGAAAACTATAAAATATTTAATAGAACAAATTCAGAATATGGAATTAAATCTGATGGAACTGGATCTGGCAAAGAATTAATGATTTTTGAAAACAAAATAGGATAAATAATGTTTAATCATATGGGTGTCGACCTACCGACACATTCACTTAGTAGAATACAAGAAAACGGCAAACGATTTTATCTTACACCGGATGGTGGTAAGTATCCCTCTATCACGACTGTATTGGGTTGGTTTTCTAAAAAAGGTATTATGGAATGGCGAAAACGTGTAGGTGAGGCAGAAGCAAACAAAATTTCAACTCAGGCCGCAAGAAGTGGAACGAGCGTCCACCAAATGGCTGAAGATCACCTAAATAACATTGAATGGAAAAATGAAAAGACTATGCCATATGACATAGAAACTTTTCTGAAGATAAAACCGACTCTTGATGAAAGAGTTAATAATATATACGCACAGGAAAAACCACTTTATTCGGATCACTTAGGACTCGCGGGTACTGTTGATGTAGTTGGTGAATTTGACAATAAACTTTCCATCATTGATTTCAAGACTTCACGTCAAAGTATGATTGGTGATAAATATGGTAAGTTAGAAAAATATTTTAGACAAGCGGCTGGATATGCAGTTATGTTTGAAGAGCGTTATCAAATGCCTATAAATAGTCTAGTGATTATCGCTGCGATAAAAGATAAAGATGAACCCGAAGTGTTCACATCGAAACGCGACAACCACATTGTTGAATTGATCGGTATGGTAGAAGAATATAAAAATCAGTTTTAGGAAATCAGATGAAAGTTAGAAAATTTATAAGCCCTAGATTGTCCATGCAGGTCGCCTCGAGGTTGGCAATGTGGTATGAACCTTGGACAAAAGATCGCGATCCAAATTTTGGAAATGTCGGATCTTTGTGGCTTGGTACTTATAAAAATAATAATCGGCCTTCCCCACAGCAAACAGAAATTCCCGATGGGGCACATATAAACAGCGCGGGCGAGCTCGGCCCAGAAGGTGAAACCGTCGGAAAGTTATATACATTATATGATTTTGATATTCCCGTAAAAAACGGTCATACAGTACCCCTCATTGAAGTTTTTTCGGGACAATCAAAATCAATAAAGATAAAAACGGTTGTGTCTTCGGGTGACACGGTGGGTTGCGTGATAGACTTTAGTGATGAAAGTCAACCAGATCTTCTTCTAGAAAACATGGACGACACTATATATTATACAAACAAAACAACGGAAACTCAGTACATAAAGATTATTTTTGTTGGTGCGCTCGTAAAAGGTGACCCGACTGCTACAATTGAAATTTACGAAAACAAAAATTCCTTTGCGCCGGGGTTAAATCACGATGTAGAAACGGAGTTGACGACGAATGGTTTGTTGTCTGGCCTAACCGAAATTGCTAACTGGAACCAAGATGAATATGAAAATGTTTCTATGAAATTTGTCTGCGGCCATCATTTGGGTGACATTACCTTTGAACAAAAAGTAAATATCACATCTGATCAGTCAATGCACTTTGTGTTTCCACAACAGTTTAATAACAATCCTATCGATGTGACGGTTACTGCCACTGTTCAAAATATTCATGGTAAATTTAATCAATTTCGGTTTGACCCTGCGAAAGCCGCGGTAAAATCAATAGGTGGAGGCCTCCCCTCCGTTATTGATAACCGTGGGACAAATAATAACCCCACTGCGGCCTCTAGGGCAAATAGAACTTTTTCGGAAAATACTAACACGACTTACTAAGTAACGATTATTTTTTTAAAAGAAACTTAACAGAAAGGAGAAAATATGGAAATTATTAACAAAGTAAAGGGATGGGCCGCAGGGCTCGCGGAACTGGGTATTAGTCTCGCGGCGCTAATGATCGTAGTCGAAGTACTAGGATTAGGTTCCATCCCTTTTTTCCCAGAAACAAGTGTAGTAACTAATGTTGCAGCAATGTTAGGCACACTCGGAAGCGAAGGCCTGATGGGGTTAGTCGCAATTTGGATTCTTTGGGGAATTTGGAGTAAAAAATGATACCTAAACTTAAAAATTGGATCTTGACTAGAAAAGATGAACGCACTTCTTGGGATGGAGCGTTATTAGTTCTTATTGGAGTTCTAATTTTATTCGGTACGCCTTTTGTTAAACTTGCTGCATGGGTTGCAATCTTTTACGGCGGTTGGACGATTTGGAAATCTGAATAAAAGGTATTGACAAAAATTGCGCTGTAGCGTATAATGTTTAAATATACGCTACAACGTAAATTGAAAAGGAATTAGAATGTTAAAATTAAAAAGTTCAAAAGAATTTTGTACTGATATTGAAAATACAGTTTCCGATATGCGAATGTCATATATCGAATCTATTACTCATTTGTGCGAAGAGAATAATTTGGAAATTGAGAATGTAACGCCATTGTTGAGTTCATTCATAAAGGAAAAAATTAAATATGAAGCGGAGGGTCTTAATTTAGTAAGAAAGTCAACTGAAAAATTACCCCTATGAGATACATGTCCAGTAGAAAAATAGATGACTTTGAAGCCTTTAAGATTTACCTTGGAATGAGAAATCATTTTAGTAAAGAATATGACTATACCAAATATAAAGGTGGTTCTAGGGTAAAAATGGAATCGTATCAGAATCGCAAAGACAAGAGAACTTTTGAAGAACTGTCTAGGCGATATGATAAAAAGTCTCTTGAAGAATTTCTTTTATCGGTATTTTTGAATGTCACTGAAAGTGGAAATCTTGCAGTGTCCAGAAACGAATTCATGTGGACAAAAAATCTTTTGGATAAAGAAACGCAAGATATTTACAAAAACTGGAAAAAGAGACTGCATAGTATAAAGTATCTCTTTACAAATGATAGCGAAAAATTGTTTATGATGGGTACTGAAAGGGGAATAGAATTCAATGATCTTTTTAGATCTATAGAGGGCGACTACCCATTGATAGTGCAGATGGAAAAAAATGGAGAAATCTGTTTTGAAACTTTAGTCATATTTAATATGATATTTAATTTTGTCGATAATGTGAGAATCAATGATACTACTTATTGGCCAATTTATATAAAGAAGGTAAAAGATTATTCATCGTTTCTGACGGTGGATGTTGAATATTATGTTGGGGTCGTTAAGTCCCTTTTGATTGAGGATTATTATGATAATTATGGCAAATTTATTTAGTTTGCTTATTGACACACACGCAGATATAGTGTATACTGAAAAAACAAGATATAAGAAACATACAAACATATAACGCATATAAAGGAGGACATTATGTCTTTTGCAACACTCAAAAAGAATCGCAACAACTTCACCCGTCTGGCTGAAGAGTTGGAAAAAACCCAATCCCCACAATCTAATTCATCATCGCAAGATGATCGTATGTGGAAACCGACTATTGATAAGTCGGGAAATAGTTATGCAGTAATTAGATTTCTACCACCAACTGAAGGAGAAGATCTTCCGTGGGTGCGGGTTTTCAATCATGGTTTCAAAGGCCCAGGCGGATGGTTGATCGACAACTGCCCAACCACTATTGGTAAACCATGTCCTGTTTGTGAGAGCAACGGTGAACTTTGGGGTACTGGTTCGCAAGATAACCAGAATCTCGCTCGGGATCGTAAACGTAAATTGAAATATATTGCAAACATTTATGTTGTCAAAGATCCTGCAAACTCAGATAACGATGGTAAGGTATTCCTTTATTCGTTTGGTAAAAAAATCTTCGATAAACTGAACGACATTATGCGTCCACAGTTTGAAGATGAGGAGCCAATCAATCCATTTGATTTTTGGAATGGTGCAAACTTTAAACTCAAATATCGTACTGTCGATGGTTATGGCAACTATGATAAATCTGAGTTTGACAAAACAAGCGCTTTGTCGGATGATGATTCCGTGTTAGAAGGAATTTATGGACAACAACATTCATTGGAAGAGTTTGTAAATCCAAACAACTTTAAAACCTATGAGCAACTCAAGGAACGGCTTGATCGCGTTTTGGGTGTAACCGCCCCATCTACTAATGCAGACTATGACGTGCGCGAAGCACCACCCGCAGCGCCACCTGCATTTAGTAAACCTTCTTTTAAAGAAAGTCCTACGCCAGAGCCAGTGTCATCTAACGATGACGAAGATGATTTGTCATACTTTTCACGGTTGGCAGAAGAAACATAATATTTGGATTAATCGTTTCAAAATATGAAACGTAAAATGAAACGAAGGACGCCCTATGGGGCGTCCTTTTCCAATTCTACCACCGAGTTATGCAAAAAACGCATACCGACAATGACATGTAAGCAGGGTGTT